CCAGATAAATTACTACCATCACCATAATATGTTGTTGCACTAATTGTTTGTGCGTTTATATTATTGCTATTTATGGTATTAGATGTTAATGTTAAAGCAGTAATCGAATTACTATTTAAACTTATTGTGGAAATAGTTGTTGCAGAAATATTACTAGATGATAATAAACCATTTATTGTCAACCCAGTCATTGTGTTAATAAATGTTGACAAATTAACACCATCGTTTCTAGTGATTATTATCTGGTTGTTTGTGAATGAAACACCAGTAACATAAGTATCTGCGGTAAATGTGCTTAAATTTACTGTATACGCACTTAATGTGTCGTTTCTGTCAAAATATATTGTGTTACCAATTAATGTAGCACCAGTTGTATAATAATCAGTAAAACCTGTGATTACTATATCTGTATTATCTACTTTAGTTAAAGTTAATGTATCGGTATTGTTATTAAAAGTACCACCAGTAATTGTCCTTTGTTCAATAATATCAAATAAATTTGTGCCACCACTATAATATGTTGAAGCGTTAATAGTATTTGCGGTTAAATTATCATTTGTATATAAATTACCATCAAAATTTATAACACCGTCACCTAAAAATATTGTTGTGTTATAATCACAAGAAACAACATTATTTGTAAAAACAGCAGTACATGCGGATACGGTTGGTGCACCACCAGTTAGTGATAACGGTTCAATTATGAACGTTTGATTAATATCTGATGAATTAGAATAATATGCCATTATGAAGTTGTACTACCTATTAATTTAAATGCACCTTCAGTATAAAAACTTTTGTACACTCTTATGTTTATAATATCATTTGCGTATATCATTATTGGAGAAGTTAATATTAAACCATCAAACACAACAACCCCATTTATAGATATAACTATCCTATTTTCTACGTCAACTAATTGAGTAAAATTAGCATCATATTGTGCTGTATATGTAAAAGAAGCTTCAGCTCTTGGTTTAAAAACAAAACTATAAGTTACCACAGCACCCCTTATAATAGGGTCAAATATAACATCAGTATAAAGTTTTCTCTCATCAATTTCTGTTGATATAACACTTCTATTTATTGTTGGGACAATTTCATAATCTTCCTCATCCAATAAATAACCTAATAATTTCATTTCAAAAAGTTGAACATAAAAACGTCTGTTTTCAAAGTCCTCAACATTACTTTCATCACCTATTGTTTCCAAATGCAAAGGCATTGGGTGACCATTTACATTTAAATAGCATTGTCTTGATTGGAATGCTCTTTGAATAATTCTATTAAACTTATTTAAATCTTTCATTTTATTTGTAAATAATCTAACCTCATACATTAAATCCACAGATGTTGGTTGTGGAACCTTGTACAAATCAACACCCCTTCTAACACCATCAAATGTTGGGACTTTCATATAGGTATAGGTTCTATTACCTGGTATATTCCATAAACCTGCTTGATTTTGACCTTGTTGTATATCTGGTTTTCTAACTACTGTGATAAATGGTAAAGTAATGTTTTTATATTTATCAGAAAATTGCCATGTTTTGGTAAATTCTGTCCATCTTTGTATTGTTAAAAATATTACTGGAACCTTTTCACCGTCAATTGTTAATAAAAAACCATCTTTAGAACCAACAAAGTCAATAAAACTTTGGTCCATATCTTCTTCCAGAACACCTCTTGGTAAGAATGTCCCATTATCAGCGATATCGTCAAGGATTTCTTGTCTACGCTCTGGACCAATCTTATGGTTTACGATGTCAATATTTGTTCTATATCCCTTAGGCATTGCCATAATTAAAAATTTATAAACCTCTAAATTCAGAAGCATCTACACTAGCACAAACAATTGTTCTAAACGCCCCTTTATATCCCATTATAGTATGTTTGTTATCGTAATTTTTGATACCATCATTAACAACACTAAAATATCTTATTTCAGTTTCTGTAACTGGGTACCCAATATAATCACCATAACTTATTTCAGAATCTAATTCAGATAATTGCATATCATATATACCAAACGTGAATTGACCATCCTGAATGTATCTCAAACTACCAACACCAGAGTTATATGCTTTATTTTCTGGTTCGGCCATTATTGGAATAACTTTTAGTTCAACAGGTGGATAATATTTTATACCATCTTTTGAAGCTTCACCATACACATTGTCAAACTCACTCAACTCTCTATTTACTCGATAAAGGATAATTGTGAAATTACCGTCACCCTCAATAGCTTCACGACCCATCTCAATTTCTAAACGAAAATCATCTTCAGAAAAAAATTTATTTATGCGTGTAATTGGTGTTATTTTTTTGTTTTCCATTCTTTTTATTTTATAAATATTTGTAAATTCATTAATATGCCATATAGTCTTGATTTTTATAAAAAAAATGAGTATATTTAATCATAACAAAATATAAATAGAGTATGTTTTGATAAATTTAAATGATATTAAAGGAAGGTCAGCAATTTCATTATTGGAGAAATATGAAGGTGTTAACCCTTATTTACTAAGATTAAGAAACCAATACAATAAAAATAATAAACTTGTTTTAACTGAAAACCAAGTAAGTTATATTATTGATAATTACAATACTGAGCCACAATTTTTAAATAAAATTGTTAGTATAACACCTTATTTGGGTGAAGAATTAAAAAAAAATGAAGAATTATCATTCACACCAGAAAAAGTGTTAATAGAATTTATGTTAGCTGAAACTGATAAATCATTTCACGTTTACGGTAAACTAACAACGAAACAAAAAGAATCAAAAATGTATTGGTTACCAAAAACACAAGTTAATGATGACCCATATTTTGAAGAAATTGAGGTAGATGTTGATTTTGATAAATATAATAATGTGTTGGCCAAATATGGTAAGAAATTATACAAACACCAAGAAGAAGGTATTAAGTTCTTATTGTCAAGAAATGGTTGTATATTATCTGACGATATGGGGCTTGGTAAAAGTATCCAATCAATCATTGCGGCATTAGAAAGTGGTGCTGAAAAAATATTAATCGTATGCCCGTCATCAACAAAAATAAATTGGGAACGGGAAATAAATGTTTTTTGCGACCAAACAACAATCATCGATGGTAAGAAATGGGATGAATCTAAATTCACAATAATTAATTTTGATATCCTTAAAAACTTTCATTCTTTAGAGCCAACAAAAAAACCAAAACCAAACGAACCTAAAAAAGAATTAATCAGAGACATGGTTAATGCAAAGTTTGATTTGTGTATTGTTGATGAAGCTCATAACCTAAAAAACAACGATAGTATTAGAGGTAAGATTATGGTTGACTTATGTGTTAAAAATAAAATACCAAAAGTTTGGCTTTTAACTGGTACACCAGTAGCTAACAGACCAATGGACTTCTTCAATTTGTTAAAGCTAATTAAGTCCCCAATTGCAAATAATTGGAAACACTTTGCTGTTAGATATTGTGAAGGTAAAAAGTTCTTTAAAACGCTTAAAAATGGACAAAAAAGACAAATTTGGTTAACAGATGGTGCAAGTAATTTAGATGAGTTATCTAATAAGACCAGAAACATATTACTTAGACGTTTGAAAACAGATGTTTTGGATATGCCAGATAAAGTTGTCACACCAACTTATCATAAATTAAACACAAAAGGTTGGGTAAAATATTATGATTTGTGGGAAGATTATTTATTAAAAAGGGAAATTGAAGGTAAGAAAAATGGTAATCTGCAAAAAGATTTGGTTGAACTTATTTTATTAAGACAATTCATCGCAATGGAAGCAATACCACACACTATTGAAATGGTTGAAAATGCTATTGAAACTGGTAAAAAAGTTATTGTCTTTACATCTTTTACTGAAGAGTTGGAAGCGATTTATTCTCATTTTAATAAAATAGCTGTTAAACACAATGGCCCGATGTCAACAACAAGAAAACAAGAATCTGTTGATGATTTTCAAAATAATGATAAAATTAAAGTTTTTGTGGGTAACTTAAAATCTGCTGGTGTGGGTATTACGTTAACTGAAGCAACTGTTGTTATATTTAATTCCTTTGATTGGGTTCCAGGTATGAACGAACAGGCAGAAGATAGAGCATATCGTATTGGACAAAAAAATGATGTGAATATTTATTATCAGTTATTTGAAAATACAATATCAACAAGAATGTGGGAAACGTTAAAATATAAAAAAGATGTTATTTCCACAATAGTTGGTGATGAAATAAAAACTGAAGATGAAATTATAACAGCATTAATAAATAATTTAATAGAATAATTATGGTAACAGTATACACAATTAAAGATTGTCCTTATTGCAGTGAATTAAAAGGATTGTTAAAAGAAAATGAAATAGAATTTAACGAAATAGATATCTACGATGAAAACTATAAAGAAGAAGTAGATAAAGTAATGGAAATATCAAAAGCTGACCAAGTTCCAATTGTAAGAGTTGGCGCTCAGTTACTAGTTCCCGATGTTTCTTTTCAATCAATAAATGAGTGTTTAGAAATAACAAAGAGATTTTTAGGATAATTCTTTTTTTATTGATATTTATATATAAAAGATTATTATGGCAGTGGATTCAGAATCTCGTGATAAATTATTTAGACAATTTAGACATTCAGTAGGTGCACCTATTCGTCAGATTGAATTAACTGATGAACAACTTTGTACTTTGTTAGAAATCTCAATAGAAGATTACGCACAATATGTGCAAGAATGGCTTATTGAACATCAATGGCAATCTCTATTAGGTCATAATATTGATACGATTGATATGGCCTTTGCTCTAAGTGTTAGAAGCTTTGACTTCATGACACAATACACTTACGCTTACTCAAAACAAGTTGGTCTACAAATAAATGGACCATGGGAACTTAAAAAAGATTATGTTGAATTAGAAGCTGGAAGACAAGTATATCAAATACCAGCAAATAGAGAAATAAATGAAGTTTTATGGATAACACCCCCAGCAACTAGCCAAGCATTATTAGCTAACTATGGCGGTATTGATTATGGTTTTGGTGGTGGTTTTTCACAAGTAGGTGGTGGTGTTGGTACTGGTGGTCCTAACGGAAGAATGGGTTATTATATTGCACCAGCATTTGATATCTTATTAACAGCTGCTGATATGAACCTTAAAAACAGGATTGTTAGAAGTGAATTGGTTTATAAAGTAACTGCTGGGCCAAACGGTACTAAATTGTTACATTTATTGAGTACACCTGGTTCTAAACTTTCATTTGGACAAGGTATTGGCGGTGTTGGTAGTAGCATTAACATTGCTGGTTGTCAAGTATGGTACCATTATTATGAAACAACACCAGAAAATCTAGATGCTTGTAAAACAGATAATCCAGACATCATTAAAATGCCAAACCAAGTACCGCTATCTAAATTAGATTATGCTGATTTTAACGAACCAACAAAAACATTAATACGTCAATTGTTTATCGCTGAAGCTAAAAGAGCTTTAGGTAGAACAAGAGGTAAATTTGGTGGTATTGTTGGACCGCCTGAAGCTGAAAGAACAATGGATTATGAAACACTTATCTCTGAAGGTAATGAAGAGAAAAAAGCTGTTCTGGAAAGATTAGACGCAAGATTAGAGCGTTTATCTAGTACAAAACAGCTTGAAAGAGGTGCTAGTGAGGCTGAAAATTTAAATAAACAATTAACTTACAGACCATTAGGGTTCTGGGTTTACTAAAAACCCCATTCATCCTCTTCTTCTTTTTCTTCTTCGATTAATTCCGTTGATTGTTCTTCAATGATATAGTCATCTGGCATTTCAGCGAATGTATCGTCAAATTCATCATCTAAGAATAATTCTTCATCTTTTCTGATGATATTACCATCTTCATCTTCTTCTAAACCATCTTCGTCTTCATCACCGTTTTCACTGTATACTTTTTTCTTTTTCTCTACAGTTTCTGGTTTGAATTCGTTTATTGTTTTGATAATAGTTTTAGATATTTTTTCTTTGTCTATAATTTTTTTAGACATTAAATCATTTTGTGTTTTACCAGTCAATACTTCCATTTCTGACAAATACATTAACCATTGCTCATATCTATCATCATCTTTTTCAGTGTTGGATAACTTATAATATTTATCTCTCTCGATAGCATCTTTTTCGTATTTAAACAAATCTGTTATTGGACATAATTTTTCACCCCATTTTTTAGAAACAAAGTAAGAGTCTTCACTTATGTCACATGTTAATTTAATTTCTAATGGTAAATTTTCGTTTTCAAAATCATAAACCTCTAATCGTTTAAATATTTCATCTAATCTTTCTTTTTCATGAGCAATACCCTCTGCCTTTTCGATTTCCATTCTTTCACGATAATCATCTCTTAACGCATACCATGTTTCTTCATCCATGTTATTTGGAATCTTATTAACTTTATCCCAGAATTTAATCTCCTTATCTTCCATTGTCATAAGTTCCGCATATGAATCTTGGTCAGTTTCTTTAAATGGTTTACCAGAAACAAGTTCACAATCTTTCTTTGTGAAAAAATTACGCTCTTTTAATACTTCATATGTTTTTTTGGTTGCTTTGTCTTTTACTTTTACAATCGTTAACAATATGTTATCTCTTATTTCAGGTGAAAAACAAACCAATAATGGTTTTACTTTTTTATTAAACGCATCCAAATATCTAGCAACATTATATTCATCAGTATACAATTGAGAATCAATATCATTAATTCTTTTCTTAATATCTGCGATTTCATCCTCTTTCATTTCATCAGACTTATCTAACGCTTTTTTCATCATTTCGTGTTCTTTGATTAATTCAAAATCACGTTCAACGATATCTGGATTGATTAACTTACAATTTAATTCAACCACTTTATTTGGCGCTGGGTATTCACCGTGTTGTTTAAAATATTCTTCCCTTTCTTTTTTGGTCATTTTATTTTTATCAACAGTTTTTAAATCACCATGTGATTTTGATGTACCTATATTGATATAATACAACACATCCCCTAAAGTAATATCTAAATTATTTCTTATTGCTAATTCCATATGCGCTTGTTTTGGCATTGGATTACCAGCTTTATTTTTCATTTTAGACTTCTTCAAATAGTCTTGTACATTTGATTTAATCTTAGCCTTTGATGCTATTTTAACCAATGGGATTTGATAATTATATATTTTATCAACGTATTCATAATAAAACTTAATAAATGAATACCCATCACCATCTAATAACATCCTAATACCCTTACCTAAAAATTCTTCAATATAAAC